AGTTCTTGGTGCAGTCCGTCAGGACGGTGGTGTTCTGCACCCCGGCCACGGTGTCCACGGCGGGCGTGCCTGCCATCGTGTAGGTGAACTGGGTGGTGGACGGCACCGAAGTGATGGTGGCCGTGGTGTTGTAGTTCGAGTCGGTCATGCCGACCACCTTCACCGACATCCCGACCTTCAGGCAGTGTGGGAAGGTGGTGGTGATGGTGGCGTTGGTGGTGACGTGGGCCGCCGAGGCGATGCCGATCGGGCGCAGGCTGCTGTAGATGACGGCGGCGCTCAACGCGGTGCCCGAGTCGTGCGGGCGGCTCTCGGTCATCAGGTCATCGCTGTAGTTGTACATGAAGGTGGTGGCCTGGCCACCTAGCATCATGTAGGTCTTCTGGCCGTCCGGGGTGATGCTGTAGGTCGAAGTGGTGTCGGTGGCCACGGCCAAGGGCTTCATCAGGACCAGCTGGGTGGCCGTGTTGCTGGCGATCTGTGCCCACTGACCCTTGCCGGTGCCCCCGGTGATCCAGACCATGAAGTTGGCCCAGCGGTTCACCGGCCAGTTGTTGGTGGTGTCGTTGATCACGGTGGCGGAACCCGTGCTCACTACGCCGCATTCATAGCCCATGACCAGGTAGTTCGAGGTGGTGTCCGGGGCCACCGGGGACGGGGTGACCACGGCGAAGGTCATAACCGTGTTGGTGTTGGAGGCGATCAGAGCCAGCTGGCCCTCGCCGGTGCCGCCGATGATCTGGACGTAGAGCCCAGCCAGGCTGTTCACCGCCCAGTCCTTGGTGGTGTCGGTCAGGGTGGTGACAGTGCCCACGGCGGTCGGGTTGCCCCGGGTCCATACAGTGGCTACGTATCCGGCATGGTCGCAGGTGCCGTCTGATCCGGCAGCGGACACGTTCAGGGTATTTGCCGTCTTGATGTACCAGATGTCGCTCGAGATGTCGTAATACTGCTGGGTATAGAACGGGGTGGCGGCGGCGCTGGAGTAGAGCGCGATGACCCCGGACTCGACCAGGAACTGCGAGGTGGTGTCCGGGGTGACCAGCCAGGGGGTATCCACCGTGGCGACGCTGGACTCGATCACGTAGATCGACTGGGAACCGGCGGTGGCAACGATGGCTGGGCTGGTGACGTTGGGGTTGCACCAGACGTTCTGGGCCGACAGGGTGGAGTCACCGAGGGTGAGGACCGTGGCGGAGTTGTACAGCACCCGGCGGACCTGGCCGACACCAGTGCCGTAGGAGATGCGCACCTGGTACCCGGCCCACTGGTTGGGGATCCAGGCCTTGGTGCCGTCGGTGATGGTCAGGGCGCCCAGCACGTTGTTGACCACCGTGGGCACGCCGGTGTCAGCAATGATCGGCTCGTTCACGTGGGAGATGATCCGGCGCTGGCCCATGCCGGTGCCGCCGATGATCCGGATGTCGTAGCCCTTCAGGGCCCCGGAGGAAAAGGCCGGGATGGTCACCGTGGTGCTGGTGGCGGCCAGGACCAGGCCCTCGACCCCCTGGCTCTGGGACCACTCGATATCGGCCCAGGTGGCCGGGGCAATCGGCGGAGTCTGCAGCTGCTCGTAGGTGTCAGTGTAGGTATCGTAGCGCCAGAAATTGGCTGCAGTGATCAGGAAGTAGACATAGCGCCCGTGAACGGCGTTGTACTGGGGGCTGTTGGCCGAGCACGAGCAGGACGGCACGGCGGAGGCGACCGGCGCGAAGCGCAGCCACTCCCAGACGGGCAAATCTACTTGCTTTCTTAGGTTGTTTAGCATGGTGACCATTAGATGCTCCCTTTTTCAAGATCAAGCGCCCTTGAAGCCCTTACTTTCCAGGCATCTACCATCTTTTTCTTGGTAGCTTCCGAATGCTTCTTACCCGACCAGTAGGTGTTTCCCGACTTAACCTCGGACATGCGCTGCTTGAAGGCCTCACTGCGCTGGCCTACCCCGTTCCTGCGGCCTGCACTGTGCACGTTGCCGAGGTTGACCTCCCGCATCTTTTGTTTTGAGGCGTCTGACCGTTTGGTCCCCAGAGAAGATCCGGCAATCCGGGATATGTTGTAGCAGGCCACCTGATTGTCAAAGTACCTGTCGATAAAGCGCTGCTCCATACCGATCAGGCACGATACTGGGCACTCACAGACGATGGTGAACGACATCTCTTTGTATTTGTTCCAGGCGTTCTGGAGGTATGGGTTCTTGTGGGTACCCGCCTTCAACTGGCTCCGGTGGCTGTCCCAGCGCCCGCGAATATTCATCGCAGATCCGATGTAGACCTTGTCGTTGATGGTGATGCTGTAGATTCCACTGGACATGTTAGTTTCCGAAGGTTATCTGGGAACGCAGAGAGTTATAAGCCGCGCGTGCAAGGTCGATGTTCTGCCACTCCGGGTTGCCGCCGCCGATGGTGGCGACGTTGCCGACCGGGACCGGGTTGGTCACGGTGCCCAGGGTGGTCAGGGACCCGCCCGTGAGGGACCCCACCGTGCCCACCGTGGTCAGGGTCAGACCGGCCGTGAGCGCGTCGATCGTCACCCGCAGCCGCTGGCTGCTGTCCTGGGTTGACAAGCACTCGGTGTTGTCGACGATCTGCCGCAGCAGCAGGTGCAGGAAGGTGTCCACGGCGGCGGCGGTGTCGGCCGGGGCGGTGGATGGCAGGTCGAGGTAGATTTGCAGCGGATCGGTGGCGTTCATCGCCGAGGTCAGGGCGGTGGGCAGGGTGATCACGTTGTTGATGCAGGTGGCCACCGCCAGCGCCGGGATGGCGAAGTTGAACAGGGGGACGTTGGACCTGGCGTTGTTGATCAGCAGCAGCTGCTCGTCACCGAACACCACGCCGTTGTTCAGGCCGGAGATGGTGATGGTCCCGGCCCCCGGGTTGAAGCTGTATTGGCCCTGGTCACGGCCGATCAGTTGATGCATGGTTCACCCCATCACAATAGACATGGCCGTGGCATAGGCCTGAGCTGCGGTGACGATGTCGCGCAGCACCCCGGTGTTCATCCGCATCTCGATCACGCTGCCCTGGGCCCAGGTCAAGGCGGTGGTGCCGTCCCGGCCCCGGAGGATGGTGAAGCTGGTCCCAGAGGTGGCGGTCACCCGCACCACCTCCCAGGTATCGTTGGCGGCATCCGCCAGGGTGGCGTAGAAGTAGTCGCCCGGATTGACGATCACGGGAAAGTTGGTTGCAGCGGTCAGAGTCATGGCCACAGCGCTGGAGCTGATGCCGCCGACGTTGGCCAGGGTGGTGCTGGCGTTGTTGCCAGGACTGAGCAGCAGGGTCATCGATCCCCCCACGGGCGATCAGGGCCCGGAACAAAGGCGGCGGGCGCCGGGTGCAGCCGCAGGCAGCCAGTGCTGACCATGACCGCCAGCAGGGCAGCAGGCAGGGATACGGCGGCCGGGTTGACCGCGTCGCCGTCCAGGTAGGGAGCCAGCACCTGGGCCACCGGGTCGTAGGTACAGTAGTCCTCGGGGTGAAGGGTGACACCCTGCACCTCAAGGGGCTCTACGACAAGGTATAGCGCTAAGGCCACCGGACCTCCAGGATAGGCGGCGGAACACCGCCTACTGATGATCCGGGAAGTCAGCCCAAGTTGCCTCAGGCCGCCCGGCGTGGCCGGTGCAGGGAGGAAATCACCCAGCTACGCGGCACGCGGGTCACTCGATACCGAATGTCCCCGACGGCGGGAGGGAAACAGCTACCGACCATAGGAGGTCCGTCGACCACCAGGACCCCCGTGGAATGCAGAACTTCCTCAAAAGCGCCTTCTGCAGATCCCCACGGGGGTGAGACGGCTCCTTGACTGCGCCCACCGGCTCCCGTGACGGCTATAGCGCCCCCGCCAACGGTCAGGGAACCGCCGCTGACTCCTGCGAAATTGGCTAGGGACACCACCCCCGATCCCGAAATGACCACTGCGTTCAGGACGGTACCTAGGGCCCCTCCCTCCACAACTCCCCATCCGTGGGCACTCCCGGTTATCCCTACCAAGCCAGAGGCCGATGCCCGGAAATCGACTATGCCCCCCGCTGCAGCCCCGGCCACGAGCAAGCCACCCGCTACCGCTCCGGAGGCTCCCCTGGATCCTGATCCAGACCCTGCTAGGGTGACCGAACCCGTAGACACTCCGGTCACCCGCTCTGCCCCTACTCCGGCTCCTGCCAGGAGCAGGACCCCTGCCCCGGATCCCCCAACCC